AAAAATAGAAGCATTTTGTGTTTGAGCACTGTTAGGCGTGCCTACTACAATTTGAACTGCTTGTACTTCTTTGGCGTCATCACCTGCTACTAAATATTGGCCAACTGCTTTAACAGATGAGTTGGGATCTGCTGACATTAAACCTACTTGACCATTAGCCAAGTTAAGAGCTGTAGATGCTGTGGTAAAGTTACCTGTCGGATAAGCAGCATCACCTCTTACTACAAAAATGTCTTGAACTACAGCTTTGTTAGTTCTTTTCATGTTGTGTTTGTGATTTTATCGTTAAATAACGAAAGTTTGTTAGGATCTTCTAAAACTCTTGCAAGATTTTGCACTACAATATCAACAACTACCGTAGGATACAGTATTTCTGAACTAACAGGAGCATCTGTGATTTTATAAGCACTTGTGTCACCTGTAATAAATTCTAAACTGTTATACCCACCAGAAAATACTTTTGTAGGTTGTCTCAAATATTCAAGTTCTACATCTAAAGTATTGCTTGTAATACTAGAATCAACATATAAGTACAATGCAGAATCGTTACCTTCACTCTTAAAAGTTCCCAAACACCGCAACCATTTATTATTAGGTTTGGTGTTTTCATTTTTTAATTTCTTGTCTAAGTTGTTATGAGTTACAATGTTTATAGGAATTTGATAATTACATATATTAGGTTTTATAATACCTCTTAAAAAATGTTTATACTTAGGTGTTAAAGTATTTAAATTAAATTTGTATACACCTGTTGCAACTTTATTGGCTACTATAGATTTTAAAGGTACAACAAGATTGGATAACATGTCAATTCTTTGTTGCGTCACTTCAAAACCAAATTTATATTTTTTTAAGTTATTTCCAGAATAAAATATTTCTACGTATTCGTTAATTGCGTCGTTAATAAAATCATCTAAATAAGCATCTGGCAAATCAGGTTTATGATTTGAATTCAACTTATTATAACGAAGTTTTATTTCTTGACGCATTCTGCTAATATTCATTCAAACCAAACATTTTTGGCTTTAACTTCTTGATACAAATCTCCATACCAGTTTGTAGTAGAAGAATCGTCAGGATTGTAATTTTTGTATTCGCTTGTAAGTAATGATAATAATTTATCTAAATTAGAAAACTTATACACATTCTTTTCATTTACATGAGAATGCCAAGTGTAATATCCGTCTCTAATATCCATAACACCAGTGTTAACAGCTTGTTGTACTAAATACATCATTTCAAATCTAAGTTTTGTTTCTTTTTCTTTTAACATAGTAACTACTTTTGTAAACTTAGCAATATTTTCCATTTGATGATGTGTATCGTTTAAGTATATAGCTAAAGCATTTTTAACAGCTTCGGGTGTAGCATTACCTTTAATTATAGGTTTGTTGTTAGAACCTGTTAACAAACAAGCAACTTGATAATTTTTGTAATTTGTAGAATTCTTTTGCAGATTACCAAGTTCATACATAGCGTCTATAATAATATCTTGTTTTCTACTAATTTCCTGAGCTTCTTCGTTTACTTCAGAAATGTAAAAATTGTGTAAAGCCGGATTTACAGTGTTTTTGTTTTTAGCTATTCTATTGTGATTTTGAATCAGTTGAATAGCAATTCTTCCTCTAGCAGTTTCATCAGAAAACCTGTTAGGGCCGTCGTAAAGAATAATCTTAAACGTTTGTAAAAAATTAGGTTGCGGTAAATTGTTTTTGTTAAATTTACCCATATTAAATATAGTTGCCCCACCTGCAAGGTCTGATGTGTAATAATTGGGAGCAACATTGTCGTAGATTTCAAATAAAGTTTGTTTTGTTATTTCTTGTTGATGAACTATTTTGCTCAAAGGATCTGCCCAAAAGTGAGCTAATCCGTGTTTTTCCATAACTTCTGAAACTTCTAATTTATAAAAAGGATTTAACACCGCAGCGTCTAAACCTGTTTGTAAACGATTAGTATCAAAATATATTTGAAAAGAATATTCACTACCTACACCAAATTCTTTAGTTTTATGCATTGATTGTGTAGGAATAGCATCACCTGTTTTAGGATCAATAATTGTAAAAGTTTGTTTGTCTCTTCCTTGAGCAGAAATGCGAGGAACTGGATTAACAAACAAAGTTAAAGTTTGACTTTTCATGTCTTATTCTATTTTTCGTTTAGAATGATTAAAAAAATGCAAGGGGAGATGTTACTCTCCCCTATGCGAAAGCGACAACGTATTAAAGCACGTAGGGATTAAATTCGATACGACCTACACGGCTGATATCCCAGATACAAATTGAACCTGACATTTCGCGGTAGATACCTGCTTCTTTGTTATTGCTGTAAACATTTTGGCCAGATTTTTCTGCGCCAGTTTCAAAGTCATAAACATTAGAAACAGTAAAGTACGATTCTACACCGTCTTGCATGATCATAGTCATATTTTCAACACCAGCATCAACAGGTTTTTGTTCAGTTGAACCGAAGTCAAAAATATCCATTGCAAAAGATTCTAAAGTACGGTTAGTACCCGGAGCCAGTTCAGGGAAAAGCTTACGATCATCTTTGATTGGGTCGTGAACAATTTCAACAACCAAACCATTCATCATACGAATCTTAGTAAACTGAGCACCATATACCAGTTCATTTTCATGATAACCTTGACCATCTTTGCGTTTTTCAGCAAACAGCGTATCAATGTACTGGAATTGGCTAGCTTCTTGCGCAATAAGTCTGCTTATAAATTCTATACCAGCTTCACCGCTAGCAATACGAATTTTACGATCAGAGAATGATTTACGAGTGATAAATATTTCCATCAGATATTCATAAATATCAGACAGCGTTAACGAACCGTTATGCTCTTTGTAGTGACCATCTTTTACAAGTTGTCTCCAACCCGGAGCAGCTTTAATAGTACGACCAGAATCACGATCTACTGTTTTTTGCAGCTGACCAAATTCCATAGCCATTTCTCTGTCCATTTCAGTACGCTCTAAAAGACGAGCTTCTGCTTTGGTGATAAATACACCTTTTTCAATAGTTTCATGGTCGTTAGAATTAGTAGTGTTAAATTTCTGGTAGTATACATAACCAGAACCTACTTGCTTGTCACCATCAATGTTTGACGGTACGGGACGACCCTCTTTACGACAAGCAATTTCAGTACGAATAAATTTGTCAGAAAATTCTACTTTGTTAGCGTAGTTTGATACCCAAGACTGAAGCTTGAACATCTCACCAAACTGATCCGGGCCATACTTAGTGTTGAGTTCATCAGACACTAAAGTAGATACACGAACAAAACGTTTGCCGGGTTGCAAGTATTCAACAGGAATCCAAGCGTTTACATCACCAGTTTGAAGTTGAACTTCATACTCCCAAGAGTTAGCTGAACGTTGAACTGGATGACCCATGATTTTCATCATCGGCAAGTTAGAATTTTCACACTTAATAAGTGCAGGCTCATGCAACCAAGGACGGTCAAGAGCAATTTTAAAAGACAGACCGCCTTTACCCGGAGTAGCATTGGCTGCTACCAGAAGTTCAGTTGAACGGAAATCTGCATCAAAATCACCCATAAGATACCAAGAGTAGTCATCAGTACCACCGGGAAGCATGTACGCATTTTTTTGCGCAAGTGTGTAATAAGTAAATTTTTTGTTTACAAGATGTTCGCCGAGTTTAGAGGCAAACAGTTGTGAAGTTTTTACGCCAAAGTTAAAAGGGGCGTATCTGCGAAACATAGAGGCATGGGTGAGACTATCATAGTACGAACCACCAAATGCTTTTCTTTCAATTGTTTGTAAAGCTGTTCTGCGTTCCATTAATTAAAATGTGTGTTAATCTACAACAGGAATAAGATTATCAAAAGTATCTTGAGAATCTTTTCTTGTATTGTTAGTTTTTAATGTAGCTGAACCACTCATCTCACGTTCTATTCTATCTTTTATAGATTTAACTACTTGAGTGGAAGCTTGTTTAGTAAAATGATCTAAATTTATAGATTTAGTTTTAGAATCATAGTAAGTAAGAATATCGGCTAATTGAACTAAACTTTTAGGATTATTAATTACTTCAGATAAAGTATCAGATAAGTTTTTTCCCGAAAGAACATTTTGAACTTTTTGTATACGTTCAGGTTTCCATTGAGTTGATTGCAACTCGTTTTTAATAGCAGATATTTTTTCTTGCATCGCTTGTTTAGTTTTTATATTTTCTTCTTCTTTACTTTGTATAAGTTTTTCAGTTTTTTTATTTTCTGTTTGTTTTTGTAAAATAGCTTTTGCTTCTTCTAAAAGCTCTTCGTCTTCTTCTAACTGATCCAACATAGTGTTTATAACTTTTTCTTTCAATTTAAGTTCTTTACTATAATAATCTTTCAGATAATTTCTAGCATCATCCATTGTTTCAACAGAAATTTCGTTAGAATCTTCAAAATAAGTTACAAAGAAATTTTTTAATTCTTCTTTTGTAATGTTTTCTCCAGCTGTGGCAATATATCGTAAAATATCTTTAGATACATCAGGTAAAGATTGAACAACCTGATCTAAAACTTTTTGAGGAAATGTCTCTAAATATTCATCCAATTTTTCCCAAGTTCCATCGAACTTATCATTTTCAGTTTCTACAACATATCCTCTTTCTTTGAGTTCTTTATAAAAAGCTATTGCTGTACTATCAGCAGTTTCAGCATATTTAACGTCTTCTTCATCTGTTTTCTCTACTGAAACATCTGAGTTAATATCGTTTTCTTTTGATGTTTCTTCAATTGGAAGCTCTAAATCTATAGCTTCAAATTCAGGAAGGTTATCAATTTGCATACAAAGGTAAGGAATTACTGTCAAAATTAGTATAAATCATTATACAAAAATCGACATTTTGTTAACGTATTTCCAAATCATCAAAAAAGTTTTTTAGACCTATTTTGCTGATTTAGATTTTCTGGCAATTTTTATCTTTTCTTTCTCATTTTCATCTTTGAGAATTGCCTGTTTTTCTTTCAAAGCAACTTCTTCGCGTTTTATATTAAGCTTTTCTTGCTCCATGTTTAATTTTGCCACTTCGATAGGATCAACAATTCCATCTCCGTTTGCATCCATAGAATTTTTTAATTGAGCTATTTCCATATCTATCTTTCCTTGTAACATAATTTTATCTATTTCATGTTGTTGTGCATCTTCTCTAGCTTCTAACTCAGCTTGTTGCAATTCTTTCTGTCCTTCTAATTTAGCTTGCTCAAGTTGCTGCAATCTTTGCTGTTGTTTTGTTTCTTCTATTTGTATACGTTTATGAATTTCTTCAGGAGATGCTCCCGCAATCATATCTTTTAAAATACCAGAAACAATAGCTGTACCTTCACCCGCGTTTTGAGCAAAAGCGTGTACTAATTGCAACATATAATCATGATACTGTTGAGTTTTACCAGAATCAATTAAAAATATACCAACATCTGAATTTGAAACAGTATCTGGAGTTACTTTTAAAAGTTCTTCAGAACCGTCTGGTAAAAAGAAATGAACTGAATAATCTTGCAATTTAGGGTTAGATTCAAATATTCGTTTTGCATACATTCTATAATTAGCAAGCCAATCATTTAAAGCAGATTTCCATATTTCAGAATGTATGTAAAAATAAGGTTCAGTAATGCTATAACTTTGAGAAATAGCTTGTTGGTTATCACTAACGTTACTGTTATTTGCAAAGTTAGCTTCACGCTGTGGAGATATACCCATTGCTAAACCAATCTCTCTTTTAGTAAGTTCTGCCAGTTGCTGCAAGTTTAACAGTTCAACAGAAGTACCTAACAAATAACCATTAGTACCCGGAGAACGTGTAGCAGGCGGAAGACCACCCATAGAGTTTTGAGTACCTGAAAAGAATGATTTATTTGTTCTTTTTAACTGCAACAAATAAGTAGCAACTT